TGATTCTCCACGATTCTGCTGACGGAACTCTTCTTCTTCCTGAACGGATTCTTGGTCTTGGAACTTAGTTGTTCCTTTGATACCAAGAACATAATCAAGACGCTTCTTCAGTTCATCATAGGACTTGAATTGGTCTGGAGCAACAAACTCTTCGAGAGAATACTCTTTCTTCCAGATTGCTTCCATTGCTTCATCATCTTCCAGAAGTGCATCCTGACGGGCAAACTCCGAAGAATCATAGTTGCGATAACCGGCAACATTCTTTGCCTTCAGTTTGAAGTTAGCACCCTGCCAGAAGTCAAATGGATCAATTGCTTCCTCGTCCTCAAACTCAGGTTGCATTGCGGCAGTAATCTTATCAAAGATTTTCTTACCGAACTTATACAAGAATACTTGACCTTCATTGGAAGGATTAGCAGGATCTTTTACAACATAGATGTTTGCAACATAAGTCAGTTTACGTTTCTGCTTACGTGCTTGGTCTTTACCACTATCAGTGCCATTATTCCACAGCATCGTGTTGTATTCTGACATTGGATCTTTTTGACCCAGAGTAGTCAGAGAGTTTTCAATATACCATCCACCAGGACCTTGGAAGGCATGGGAATAGAGTTTTTGGAACGGAAGGTCTTCACCTTCAGGAGCAGGAAGGAAACGAATAACGGCATAACCATTACCGCCTTTATCACATTCTAGTTTCCAGAGACGTTCATCACCTGAACTACCTGCATTATTCATTTTTTCGACTTCTTTGACTAGTTTTTGTGTCAAAGAACCAAGTTTGGATTGCTTTTTAAGATCAGCAAAAGACATTTAGATTACCTTAGATTAGTTTGGATGTTTTGGATTTACTTAGATAGTATAACAGAAATTCTCTCAATCGTCAATATAATCTTTGAGAGATTTGATTGTGGCATTCATACTACCGAATAAAGTCATCATATCAGTCTCTGGTGGGAAACCCATCATTGAAACTGACTTGCGTAGATTATCTTTCATTTCGATGGCTTTTGGGTCATCCGAAAGAGATAATCTTGTATACATCACTTGCTGTTTTTCAAGCAAGTTTGTAAGTATTTCAACGTGCTCAAGTTTTTGTTCACGGGACATATTACCGAAAGTAATAAAACTTTCATAGATTTTTTCTTGCATTTCATTAATTTCACTCAGTTCTTCCTGAATGATTTCAGAATCAAAAAAGTCACTCATCTACAAGGTCCCGCAAAATCTTTTTGAATTTGAACACATCAATATTTAGAAAGGGAGAATATTTTTGGAGTTTTAAACTTACGGTTTCCCATACAGGATCTTTCAGTTCTTTATCAAACTTCTTTCTGAATGAGAATATTCTATCATAGATTACAAAAGTTTCAAGACTTATGTCTCCACCAAGAAACCTTTTTAAGATTGTTGGATGACCTTTCGAGCAACTGAATAGATTCTCTAATTCGTTGTTCGAGAGTAATTCGTTGCTTTGTTCTTTGAACAAGTAAGTCAAACTCTGTTGTCTCTTTGTCCAATCTTGGTAGGTTCTTTCTCCAGAACTGATAATTTCTCCAATCCATACCTGATTTACACTAGTAGATTCTACAAAGTTTGCGACCAAAAAATTAACAATCTCTTCGTCCTTATATTTACGACTTGTTTTTTCGAAGAAGTAACGGTCTTTTCTTTTGTAAAAAGATTGAAGAGAAGCCCTTACCTTTTTATTGTATTTGAAATAATCGTATTTTCTATTACTAAAATGCGATTTCAAAGCAAGGTATTCACAATAAACTTGATACGGGGTCACCTTCAACTTTCACATTTCAACTGTATGTATTATAGCAGTCTTTAAGTTTGGAGTCAAGTTTCTTTCTTCGGTGATAATATTCCCTGTGATATTCTCTCAACTTTTCTTTATTCTTTTGTTGATATTCTCTTTGTGTTTCTGCGATACGATCTTTGTTATTATCCCTATAAATCTTATCTGCCGCCTTCTTGCGTTCAGAGTTTCTCGCGTTCTCGTTTAGTTTTTCTTTATTTTTATCTCTATACTTTTTCTTTATTTCTTTGACCCGCTCTTTGTTTTCAGTGACCCATCTATTATAAGTTTCTCTACCCTTTTCGGATTGTTGATATTTTTTAACAATATCTTTTCTTCTTTCTTTAAACTCTTCTTCAGTTTCTCTATACCGACTATTTCTTTTTCGCCCACCGACACTCGTATTGAGTAGAATACCTCCTTCACACTTTCTACCATAGACTTCTATAAGATACTCTTCATACTTATAACTCTCTTCTTCGTCGTCAAAGGTCTCAACGATTACTATTCTATCTCTAGGTGGCGGGTTACCGATTAAGTGCTTAACATATGCCCTATATTCTTTGCCCTTACCCACATAATAGGGAGTCCGGTCCTCTCTTAACCAGAGATAAACGTAATACATTTCTGCTTTGACTGTCGTTGCAATTATTTATACAAGAAAAGGGTCATAAAGACCCCATTCCGCTTGAATAACGACAGACAAGCACTAATATTTATTCCTCATCATAAGGGCAGTTTTGCTTTCGAAGTTGCTTTCATAAAATTAAGTCTCGTAGCATCCCACTTCAATTTTTCTTTCAGTGGTTTTGATACAAGTTTTGTGACTGATTCTACATCAAGTTCATTAAGTTCACAGTAGTGAACAATTGCATCAATATAATTAATTTTCTCTTCTGCAACAATCTTTTCAATTTCAAGTGCAAACCTAGATGGTGTTAGAAATTTACTTGCAATTGCTTTTTCTAGTTCCTTATTCGGTTCCATATAGTTCCAGTTTATCTGTAACAAACTTTCTAATGTATTCGGTAAGAAGTTTGATGTACTTTGATTTGTCTCTTTCTTCGTAGACGACGCATTCTCCATTTTCACAAGCCATGATGATTACAAATTTTTTGACCGGAATACCAGTCATTTCATACAACATACAACCATATGCTGCACATTGGACAAAATAGTTTTCGATCCAATTTCTTGGTTTCGGTTTTTTAGAAGTCTTGAAGTCAATTATTGCTAATTCACCCTCGTATTCTGCAATACAATCGACGGTTCCAGCAATTCCTAACTGCTTACTATATAGGGAAGTTTCCAGAGCATGAATATTATCAATATTCTTTAAAGTTCCCTTAGAAATCTTAAATAAGAACTCAGAAATAGGAGGAACTTTCGGTAACTCTATATTCTTTAGGTGACACTCAGTAAGAGTGTGCATATCAGTCCCACGACGTGTTGCCGCCTTTGTGACTCGATTTGCTTCCTCATCACCAACTCTTTTTCTCCATTTTACAAAAGTCTCCTTATTATAATGACTAGTTACCGAAGTGATAGAAACTAATTTTAAGAGTTCTTTTTCATCAGGAACAGAATAATATCTGACTCCATCAATAGTCTCCCTCTCAAGAGTAGGGAGATTCAAATCAACATGATTAAACATTAAAAACCTGCTTCTGTTTTTGCTACGATATACTCTTTGACTAGACCAGATCGAACAATATCATCAATACCAAACTCAATTATATCAAATGATGGCATTTTACGCAAGATGTTCATAAAGTCAACAATACCATTCCTTTCATTTGCCTTATTCAAATCTGACTGACGAGCATCACCACAGAAACAAATTTTGGTATTTTCACCAACACGAGTGATGATACTATCGAGTTCATGAAAATTCAGGTTCTGAAATTCATCAACAATTACAATCGCATCATCAAGTGTGGTTCCACGAAGAAATGATGTGCTCCAGAATTTAATTGATTCTTGAGATTTGAGATTGCCATATAACATCTCAAAATCAGCATCACTTGGCATCTGGAACATATACTTTACCATATTCTTATATGGAATTTGGTAGATGTCTGCCTTGTCTTCATGGGATCCAGGAAGAAACCCAATCTCTCTGGTTGCTACAAGAGACCTCACAAGGTATATTCTCTCATAAGGAGTGTTCTCATCTAATACATCTTTAAGTGCGTTGAAGAGGGTTATAAAGGTCTTTCCTGTCCCTGCACAACCATATGCGACTAAATGCTTTCCTTCCTTATAAGAATCAAACAGTCTTTTTTGATTATCATTACGTGGGTCTATGTCTATTAAGTATGAAGAACTTAATGGTTTTTTTCTTTTCATCTGCTTTGTCGTAAGACCAACTCCAATAGGTTGATCACTCGCAGATGCTCTTTTTCTTCTTGCCATTAGATTTTAGTTACTTTAGAACCTGGTGCTTTCGATGCCTTATTTAAAACTTCATTCCATCCAGGATTTCTTGCTACAAGTTTATCTCTCCATTCACCAACTTCTGCTGGTTTGGGGCAAGTAGATGGATCAGACCAATCACGAATCCAATCACTATTCTCCTCGCACCATTTTGGCCATTCATGAACACTCAGAACTATTTCCTTTTGTTCACCAGTTTCTTTATTAATAATCGGATATGTTGCCATGTTATCAATTCATTATAAAAATATTTATTAGTGATAGTTAAAAGATATGTTAAATCTTCCTAGAGCATTTGAAGTCGTTGTAGAATTATGATATTT